TTCTATTAGTTTTTCTTCCTTCATAGCGTTTTCTTTCGACCTGACTTTATCCCCATTGCTTAACTCATACCAGCCACCGCCAGTATGTTTAGGGTATTCAACCATCTGTGTTTCAACTTGCTTTTCTTTGACCGGCATTGCTATTCCATGTTCACAGAATTTAATAGCTTTGGCTTTTTTTAAATCAACTATTTCTCCTGGAGAATAAGAGAAATTTTTGCCTGCCATACTTGTTTTAAATTGCACCTTCATTTACAACACCTCTCTAAACCGGTTCTGTTCTTTTGGTCGCTTTCAACCCTAGTACAACCACCGAACCTTCAAAATCAGTATAATCTATTTCTACTTCAATTAATGTATATGATCTGGTTACACCAAACTCTATAACTGCATCTGCTTCTACCCCTGTTAGGTCATCAGCATCTATACCTAGCAAATCATCTGCTGATATGGCCGTTCCATCTTGATCCTTTAAGTTGATATCAAAACTTCCCGCTTCTCTATTAGCAATAACTGCAATAGATACCCTTCTAAAATCAGCTAAATTAGTAACATTGTTTGTGTCATCACCAGATTCTGCTGTTCCATAAAGAGCATTAGTAACTTCTTCGACTTCTAAACTGTTATATAAATCTTTCATTATCATCACCCCTTATTTTTAAAAAGGCGGGATAACCCCGCCTTATTTATTTATGCATTTTAAATTTTATTGACCATCATCAGTTTTGAGTAATTGGATAGCTTCTTCAATTATTAATAAGCCGTCAGTTCTCAAGTAAGCTCTAAAACCGACTTGTCCGTTCTCGGCATACTTTTCGACTAATCTCTGCATACCCATACCTTGCCTATCAAAAATTTCATAGTAAGAGAAATCTCCAAAAGCAATAGCGTTTTTATCGGTTTCTAGCTCAGGCATTGATGTTGAATATTCTACTGGTCTGCCTAGTATTACATCAGGTTCTCCGGCTTGTAGCCCTGGCTGCCATAGATACTGGTTGTTGCTATCTGTTAGTTTCCTTATAGCCATCGCTGTAGTATCATTCATTAACCAAGAACCATTATTTCTATATGGTCTTTTTGGCGCGTGATAAAGTTCTATAATTTCATCAGCAGTAACGGCATCTTGTGCAGCTGCATCTACTCCAGTTTCAGCATCTTGCAAGAAACCTTTAGGTTTGCCTGATCCGTCGCCATCAACAAAGGCGGCTTCTTCTAGATCAGCAATACGCTTAACAAATCTCTGTTGAATATAATTTTCGAGATTGTATGTATTATCGTACAGCAACTCTTCAGATACCTTAACAATAGTACCAGCCTTGTGTGCATCAACTGTTTTCTGTGAGAAGTCAATATCATCTTCAGAATAGCTGGCTGCTTCATCAACCCAAGTAGCTGCTCCAGTATCGTTACCTACAGGTATCTTTTTTTCTGAAGAAGTCATGCTTACGGTGGCTAATCTTCTCATAACATTTTCTTCTGTAAGTTTTTCGATAATTGTATTGTGAAACTCTACAGGTACTAAATATCCACCCTTAGCATCTGTACCAACTGACATGGCTCTCTTTTCATCTTGATTTAATGCGCTCCGGCCTTCCCTGAGATACTTAGCAAAAACTTCTTGCTCTTTATCTTTAGTTTCAGGCTTTGGATTGTCATTAAGAATTTCTTTCTTTTCTCTTTCTCGCTGGCCTTCAAGAGTGTTAATTCTCTCTTCAAACTCGTTTATTTCTTTTTCCATTTTATCAATCTTTGACTTTTCTTCAGCTTTCAATCCTCTATTTTCCTCTTCGGCCTTATCAATAACCTTCCTCATTTTAGTTACAACTGAAGCTCTCTCTTGCATTAATTCTGTAATTTTATCCATTATTTACACCTCTCTAAGGTTTTTATTTTGTATTTATAAAACTCTAATTCCTCAATGTTATCTTGCTCAGCCTGTTTTTTATTGCGATGTTCTGCCAACACTTTGCTTTTAGTTTTCAATCCTGACTCTGTATTCTCATACCAGGGGAAAGTAACGGGGCTTACATCGTGCAATTCTTCCACCTCGAGAATAGTTCTAACAGGAACATCTCCACTGTCATCCCATTCCTCCTTACTAACAACAAAGGCAAAAGATGATTGGTCAATATCGCCCCTCCTCATAGACTCCATTAAATCGTTCGCATATGTAGTATTTGGAGGATCTACCTCGTAATACAAACCCTTGTCGTCTTCAGTAAGCCTTAAAGTGCCAGCGGACTTTCTACCTAATATTTTGCCTGGATTGTGATTAATCAAGGCCCTAGTATCAGTCTTTTCTATAGCTCTAGCAAAAGCTCCAGGAGCTATTTGCTCAATAAAACCCATCTGCTCATCGGCCGGATCATCAAACAAGGCAGCATATCCTTCTATTACTTCTTTCCCTTCATCAGTTTCTCTCAACTCAAACTCTGTTTGGAGTAGTCTGACTTCCTTTTCCATCCAATCACCTCCCTATTTTGATAATTTTAAGCCGGCCCAATACTGCAAACACATTTATCATGCAAAGGAGGATGCGCCCTCGGGGTGTTTGGGCTAAACCCACCTTGAACATCTATTGAATCATTAGGTCCTATAAAATTTTGTTCTATTCCAACAATCGCTCCATCCATTTCCATACAAATAGGGCAAGCGCCATCGTTTGCTATCCATATTAATTTTGTTATACCGGCAGACATAAAGACTGTTCGAGTTATAGCGCTCTCTAATTTAACTGCCTGCTCACTAGAAAATTTATCAGCTTTGGTTTCTTCCCATTCGCCGATTCTTTCTTCTACCAATTCAACAGATTCTTCTCTGGTATCCGCTTCATCCATTAGAGCTAACAACTGTCCTCTACTATAACCGGCATACCTTTCGGCATTACTCTCAACATATTTGCGCTTAAATTCTTCGATATCATAATCACTAAAATCAACCTCTTTGCCCGCTTCTTCAGCAGCTGCATCTGCCAGACTATATAACACTGGCTGCAACTCTTCGCTTATTTCATTAGGAAACTCTTCATAAAAATCAATAATTTCCTCTCTGAAATTTTGCTCATTCTTTAACTCTTTATTAACAAGATCTCTAATTTTATTGACTTCTTTTTGGACTATTTTTTTAGAAGAGGTTTCAATTAAACGAGCATATCGTTCTCTTATATTTCTGCGAGTTGTCGCAGATCTAATAGATCTTCTTTCAAATTTAGACCTATCTCCAGTAGTGTTAATTTCGGCATCAGCATCTTTAAGCGGTATCATATTAAGTGGTACAAAGTTTTGATCTCCGTTCTCTATTGGGTTCATATCTTCTTTTTCTCTGATGTCATTAATAGACATAGCACCAATATTGAACATTGTATTGTAGAAATTACCTCTACTCTCGACATCGCCCCTTAACAACCCCTCAACAACAAACTTGATATAATTAGTACTATTCCTGTCGCCTAACAACTTATCATTAAGGCTCTGTTCTATTCTCACCAACCATGGCCTAATAGTGTTAACAACAAAATCTATTGACTGCTGTTCAATATTTGAAAAGGTAGCTCGTTCTAAGTCAGCCAACATATGAGGTGGTACCCTAAATATCCTTGCTATTTCCTCAATTTGAAATTTTCTTGTTTCGAGGAATTGCGCATCATCCGGTGGAATACCGGTCTGATGATATTTCATACCTTCTTCTAATACCATAATCTTATGAGCGTTCCCTAAACCTTGATATTTATTCTGGACTTCCTTTTTATATTTCTGGAAAGCAGGATCAGAAAGAGTGCTAGGGTATTCAACTATCCCTCCTGGCTGAGCGCCCTGAGAAAAGAACCTTGCTCCAAACTCTTCAGCCGACAGCCCAAGTCCTATAGCTTCTCTTGCCATACTTATTACTGATTTACCTACTAAACCATTAAAACCAAGTCCTGGTATATGCAATATCTCTCGCTGGTCATATATTTGTTGTTCCCCTGAATCGCTGTTATAAATGTAATACAGTGTTTTGCCACGCCTTTTTACTTGCATATTGCCTGGCATCAAGGGCCATATACCTGTTACTTTCCCATCATTACTGTACTCTAACTGGCTATAATGGTTACCCCAAAGCAATAAATGAGTCATTAATGTTTCGCGCCATGTAAATGATGTCATCAATTCATTAGGTTTATTGTGTAAAAGCTTATACAGGTAGTTATTTTTAGCTTTGTTTTTGGTGCCATCCTTATTTTCTCTATAAACATTTAAAGGTAAAGACGCTATCGTTTCAGCTATTACTCTTACTGCTGCATAAACCCCTGTGTGATGCATAGCGTTTTCTTCCGTAACACTAATGCCGCTATTACTATTAGGGTTAAACATTTCTATTATCCATTGAGCTGGATTGGCGATTCCGCTTGATTGATTTCTGTTTTCTTTTATTTTGTTTAAAAACCCCATTAACTATCACCTCCAGCATCCCTGGGATAAGATATAAACATTAAAATACCCCCTGTTGCAGTTACGCTAACAGCGGGAGAAAATAACCATAATCCAGTTGTCATTAATGCAAGTCCAACAAAAAATATAATATCGTTCATATTTATATTCACATCAAAACCACCACCTTTAAAGTGTCCTAATTCCTCTGTCCTCATATACTGACTTGCCATTTCCTTCTTTCCGGATAAAACCATCTATAGCCATTACAAGAGCTACTGTTCCATCAATTTTTTCTTTTGATTTTCCTTTATCCGGTTTGATGTTGCCAGCCGGATCAGTCTTAGCAACAGTATTATCTATATTCCACCTCAATACTGGATGGCCATAATGGTGGAGTTTGTTTTCTAATACTAATTTCTCTATTTCCTTCATTGGTTCGCTCATGGATTTAAAGCCCTGGCCTATCGGTACTAATTCAATACCATGATCTGCAAGGTTTTGTGCCATCTGAGTAGCTCCCCACCTATCATGACCTATCCTTAATATGTTATATACCTCATAATCATCAATAATTTTTTGCTCTATTGCTCCATAATGTACAACGTTTCCTTCAGTAGCATTAATCAAACCCTGTTCAGCCCATGTAGCATAAGGTACATTATCTTCTTTGCTCCGTTTATATATATTGTCTTTTGGTACAAAAAACTCTGGAATAATAATTAAATGATCTTCCATAGGAAACAATTTCAACCAAACTGTAAGGTCAATCTTGGATGATAAGTCAATAGCGCCATAACATTTTTTTCCTTCCAGCTTCTCTTTCATCTCTTCAAAATCTGTTAGATCTCCACCGGCTGAATCATCCCACTCCTGCAAATCCATCCACCTGGACTCGGCATTGGTCCA